AAAAAAAATTTAAAAAATTTTTATGAATTTAAATAACGTTGATATTAGTAAACTGCCTGAAGATGTTAGAAAAACTTTTAAAAGATTACAGGTTATGCATGCCGAGAAGCAGATACAGAATAAAGCAAAAAGTGATTTTTTAAGTTTTGTAAAATGTGTTTGGCCCGAGTTTGTTGAAGGCGCGCACCATAGACATATTGCAAAAAAATTTAATGACCTTGCAACAGGTAAAATAAATAGATTAATTGTTAACATGCCACCAAGACATACTAAGTCGGAGTTTGCCTCATACTTACTTCCAGCATGGATGGTGGGCCGTAATCCAAAATTAAAGATTATTCAAGCAACGCACACAGGAGAACTTGCAATACGTTTTGGTCGTAAAGCAAAAACACTAATTGATAGTGCTGAGTATGCAAAAATTTTTGAAACAACTTTAAGAGAAGATTCGCAAGCTGCAGGAAGGTGGGAAACCGCTCAGGGTGGAGAATACTTTGCAGCTGGTGTTGGAGGAGCGATCACTGGTCGAGGTGCCGATCTATTAATAATTGACGACCCCCACTCTGAGCAAGATGCATTATCAGCGACCGCATTAGAAAATGCGTATGAGTGGTATACATCAGGACCACGTCAGCGTTTACAACCTGGTGGTAAAATTATTTGTGTAATGACTAGATGGTCTACAAAAGATTTAACAGGTCAATTACTTGCTCATCAAAAAGAAGCTAAAGCTGATCAATGGGAAGTGGTCGAGTTTCCAGCAATCTTGGACCATGGATCAGAGATAGAGCCGGTGTGGCCTGAGTATTGGAACATAGATGAATTAGAGAAAGTAAGAGCAACACTACCAACTGCAAAATGGAATGCACAATGGATGCAAAACCCAACTTCAGAAGAAGGTGCATTAATTAAACGAGAGTGGTGGCGTGTTTGGGACAGTGATACAATCCCACCATTACAACATGTAATACAATCTTATGATACAGCTTTTATGAAAAAAGAAACAGCAGACTTTTCTGCAATAACTACATGGGGTATATTCTTTCCTGACGAAGACTCAGGTGCAAACTTAATACTATTAGATGCTGTAAAAGGCAGGTTCGAGTTCCCTGAACTACGGAGAAAGGCACTAGAACAATATAAATACTGGAATCCAGAGTCAGTTATAGTTGAGGCTAAGGCATCAGGACTACCACTCACATATGAACTTAGACAGATGGACATCCCAGTTATTAACTTTACACCGTCAAAAGGAAATGATAAACATGTAAGAGTTAACACTGTGGCCCCTCTTTTTGAGTCTGGTATGATATGGGCGCCAGATCAGAAATTTTCAGAAGAGGTAATTGAGGAATGCGCGGCATTCCCACACGGTGATCATGACGACTTAGTTGATAGTATGACTATGGCTGTTATGCGCTTCAGGCAGGGCGGATTAATTAAGCACCCTGAAGACTATGTAGAAGAAAAAACAGCGCCTAGGAAAAGAAGTTATTACTAATGGCAGGACTAAAAATACTTTATAATTTAATATTAAAAGATGCAGCTAGAGGATCTGGTCAAGCATCAGGTATTTTGTCTATTGGTTCAGACGTTCGAAAGATTGCCATGAACAAATATGCTAAATATGTGAACACTGCAAAAAAACAAGGTGTTGATCTAGATAAACTATCCGAGCAAGAAATAAAATATATGCTTGAACTGAACAAGCCTAAAGCACCTCAAGTTTTATCTAACGAAGAGGCTTATGAATTTTTAAATAAATTTTTAAACCAAGGTAAAGGTAAAAGTGAAGTTATTAAATTCCCAAAAGATAAGATTAAAGATGTGACTAAAGCAAAGTCTCGACCACCTGAAACAGAAATAATAAAAGGAATTCAAACAACAAAAGGTTTGGGAGATTTATTTCCAAAACAACTTGAAAAAACAGTCACTGTTCGAACTGTTATTGAAGATATAAAAAAACTAAAACCAATAGATTCAATGAAAGAAACTAATAGAGTTTTAAGAGGAGAAGGTCAATATAAAAATTTATCAAAAGCAGACAGAGAAAAAATTGCAGGTGACGAAAGTGTTACCGATCATATATTTGAAAGAAACATTGAACCTGATCCAGAAGATTTTGCATACGGCGGTGTTGCAGGCATGTTAGGTGAGAGAACTAGATACAACGAAGGTAAAAAAGTTGGAAGACCAAAAGGACAAGTATGGACTACTGGAAAAGGAGGAGGAGAGGATGTAGTAGATCCAAGCTTTGATGAATTAGATTCTGAAACTTGGCTTAAAATTATAAAAGCTGCAATAGCTGGAGATTATGGACCAATAGAATATGCAGGCGGTGGCCGTGTTCCATTCTCCATGGGCCGTCGTGCGTTTTTAAAATTACTTGGTGGAGTAGGCGCAGGTATCGGTGCACTTAAAACAGGAGCATTTAAACTTTTAGGTAAAGAAGCAGCACCCGTTGCAGAAGAAGTTGTAAAATCTGTGGGATCAGGAACAAAGCCTCCTTCATATTTTTTTAACTTAGTAAATAAAATTAAAACATTAGGTGATGATGTAACTCAAAAATATGCAACTAAAGAGAGAGAAAGAGTTACAAAATATAAAGATTTTGAATTAACAGAAGATATTGCAACAGGTGAAAAAACAATTCAAAAAAAATCATTTGCTGACATTGAGGAAGGTTTTTCTCCTGGAAACAAAACCGAAGAAGTTTACATGAATTATAGACCTGGAAAAGGTCAAATAGATGAAACAACTAAAGGTAAAACTCCCCCAGATGAGTATACAGAAGACACTACGACTATTGGAGCTAGCTGGGGTCAAAGAGGTGAGATTATTGATACAGTTGATGGTGTGCCAGCTGAAGTTATTGAAGAAGGAACTGCTTTTGGAGGAAAAGGTGTTAAAGTAGATTTATCTAAAGAAAATTTTAAAAAGAGTATGAAGAAATTTAAAAAAATTGATAAAACTATTGAAGAAGGTGATGGCTATACTAAAATTGAAAAAATTACTGACAAAATACAAAATAAAGCATCCGGCGGTATTGCAAGAATGTTAGGTGAATAATGACTGATTTATTAGAATACATAAAAAAAATGCAAGAGATGTATGGTGAAGATGTCATTACTACAGCTGATAAAATAAAAAGACCAGATCCAAAACCAATCGTCAAAGAGATAGAAGCTATCAATGAATTTGTAAGACGTAATCCACGAGCTGATGGTGGACGGATCGGGTTTAAAAAAGGAAAAGGAGTTCTTCCTAAAAATATAAGATTAACTCCAGAAGGAAATTATAGGTTTGCAAGTGAAGCTAGTGGAGAGTTTTTTTCAAAAACTTTTCCTAAAGAAACTAAAATAAAAGACGTAGTAAAATTTAGAGATGATTATCTTGCAGATTTAAAAGAAAAAGGTTTATTAAGAAAAGAAGCTAACCCTAAAAGAAGTAAATATGTAAGTGTTAAAGGTCAAAAACATATAAAATTTAATGGCGTTACTTATCAAGTAAGTATTCAAAGAAAAGGTCAAAAAGCTAAATATTTTAATAATTTAAATGATGCAATAGAAAAAAGAGATGCACTAATAAAAAAATACCCACCTAAATCTCTTACTGATTACAATATAAAAGAGAAAACAAAAAAAGTCAATGCGGACATACTTGAATTGCACAAAGACCCAACAATTAAAAATATGTTTAAAAACGGAGTGTTTGATGAAAAAGGAATTGCTAAGGCTGCACAAATATTAGGTGTTAATAAAGGAACTGCCATTGATAGATTAGAAGATTTAGCTACAGCTTATTTAGGAGATAGAAAAAATGTTCCTGGTATTAAACCTGCATTTATAAAAAATGCAAAAAAGATATTGTTAGAATTACCCAAAGCTAAAACAAAAGCCGCAGAACTTGCAGTTGGAATTCCTCTTGAAGGAGAAAGTATTTCAATTCCAAAAGGTCAAATTACAAGTTCAAAAACTATTCCTCCTGGAATAGCTGATATAGATGAGGCTAGGCCTACAGCTACAGGATTTAAAAGAAACACTAGCCCTTATTCTATTTTTGCTCAAGTAATAGATAGAAATGTAAATAGAATTGCAAAAGGAGGTTTTGGAGGAGCGGGTTGGGATAGTAGAGCAGGGACATTAGAAGCAAATTTAGATAAAGCTATTCAAAAGTTTGGTGCAAATTCAAAAGAAGTTAAAGCAGCCGTATTAAAATATAATCAAGAAGCTACTAAATTTGAAAATGAAGTTAATAGTAAAAAATTTAGAGGAGCTAAAAGAGTTAGAATACCAAGAATTAGTTTAGATGCGCCTAGTCAAACAATTGCTAATTATAATAAATTTAACAAAAAATATAAAGATGTATTTAATGAAAATTTTAAAACTAAAAAATATTCTTTTGTAATTCCAAAAGATTTAAAAACTATTCCTGAACTACGTAATGAAATTCTTGATCCAAATAGTTCTACCTATAAAACAATGATAAACCATCTTAAAAAAGGTTTTAATGAGTTTGATGAAAAAAAATTATTTGAAAAAATAAAAAATAGCACCCCTAATCAAATAAAAAAAATAATGAGATTTATTCCAAGAATTGCTCGAGTAGATGATATAAGTAATAAAAGATATGCAGCTCTTAATAATACTATGACATCAGGTGTTAAATATGTAGATGATGCTAAAGAAAATTTTATTGAAAGAAATCCAGTTATTACAGGAACAGCTTTAGGAACAGCCGGAACAACAGGTGTTTTAAAAGCAACAGGAACTCCAATTAAATCTGCATTAGGTAAAACATTTAGAACTTTAGGAACAAAAGCAGCGGCGGTGCCATTTGCTGGATTGACCATAAGAGATAATTTAAAAAAAGGTGAAAATATAGTTGATGCAACACTAGACCCTATAGTTGGTGCAGAATTAATGTTTCCAAATTTATTTAAAGAAAATGTTGCTAAAATTACTAGCAATCCTACACTACAAAAAATATTAAAAGTTGGAAAATATGGTAGAATGTTTACACCAGTTGGAGCAGGTATAACAGCTGCTGGTTTAGGAATTGATGCATATAAAAAAGCTCGTGATGAATATCAAAAATTACAAAGCATGACAGAACAAGAAAAATCAGATTACTTAGCTAATCAATATGAAGATTTAGGTGGTGTGTATGGAGAGGCTGCAGCAGATGGTGGTTTAATTGGTGACAAATCAGGACCAGCACCAACTGGAGGACCCATGTCTCAAGGCTTGCGTTCTTTGTATAATAATGGTAAAAAACTTTAGGAGTATAAATGGCAGAAATAGATAAGGGACTCCCTAACACTCGTACTGAACTAAAAGTTCCAGCACCGGAACAAGAAGTCGATGTTACGGAACAACAAGAACAAAAAGGTCCAGTAGAAGTAACACCAGATGAAGATGGTGGTGCAACGATTAACTTTGAACCAAGTTCCATTAACCAAGCAAGTTCACAATCACACTTTGATAACTTAGCAGACATATTACCAGAAGATGTTTTAGATCCAATTGGTTCTGAACTAAAAGGCAACTACATGGATTACAAAATGTCTAGAAAAGATTGGGAGCAATCTTACATAAATGGTTTAGATCTATTAGGTTTTAAATACGAAAACCGTAATGAGCCATTCCAAGGTGCTTCAGGTGCAACACACCCAGTGTTAGCAGAAGCAGTTACACAATTTCAAGCGTTAGCTTACAAAGAATTAATGCCAGCAGATGGACCAGTTAGAACACAAATAATTGGAATATCTAACCCTGCAAAAGAAGCTCAATCACAAAGAGTTAAAGATTTTATGAACTTTCAATTAATGGATCAAATGAAAGAATACGAATCAGAGTTTGATCAAATGTTATTTCATTTACCATTAGCAGGTTCTACAT